TTTCTCTCCTCCAGAAAAGAAACAATTTATCGCCTGGGTTTCAGAAGAACAATCTCAAGCTATTGACCATATTAAATACATACAAAATCATATAGACGTAAACCCTGCATTACAATATTACTTTGGAGACTTAAAAGGAAGTAAATGGACTGAAAAAGAATTTACCACAGCTAGAGGAGATAGAATTATAGCTAAAGGTACTAGTCAAAGATTGCGTGGTCGTTCACAGTTAGGTCTTAGATATACTAATATTATCCTTGACGACTTTGAATCAGAGTTAAATACTAAAACACCAGATAGAAGAAGAGAGATAAAAGAATGGGTAATGTCTACAGTAGAACCCGCATTAGAAAACTCCAAAGAAAACGAAGGTTCAATATGGCTTATTGGTACAATAGTCCATTATGACTCTTTTCTTCAAGGCGTATATGATGGATGGCTAGATGCTGAAAAAGAAAAAAGAAAGTCTGCTTGGCAAGTACTATACAAAAAAGCTATAGTAGACGACACTCCTTTATGGCCTAGTTATTTTACAAAACAAAAACTTATAGATATAAAAAGAAGGTTCACAGAAATGGGACTTGTACATAAGTTTGCTCAAGAATATCTAAATGAAGCTAGAGATTTAGAAAGCGCGAAGTTTCATATTGACAGAATAAATTATTATAAAGGAAATCTTGTAGAGAGAAATGGATTTAATTATATGATGGTTGACGAGTCTGCTATTCCAGTAAATGTATACATGGGAGTTGACTTAGCTTATGAAGCTAATGCAAGAAGTGACTATCAGGTTATAATGGTAATTGCCATTGATAGTGATAGAAATATATATGTAGTTGATTATTATAGAGAACATTCTCCTTTGTATGATATGCCTAAAAAAATTGTAGACATGGCAAAAGAGTTTCATCCAGTAAGAAGAGTAAATGTAGAAAAAGTTGGTGCGCAGGGACTGGTAAAAGATTATGTTAATCAACTGGTTGGAAAAGAAAGAAAGCTTGCTCCAGGATTGTCTCAAGGAGTAAGACCTCCTGCTGGTATAAAAAAAGAAGATAGGTTAGAAGCGTTACTTTGTCCTATAGTTAACAGAAGAAAATTGTTTATAAAAAAAGAACATGCTAACTTAGTCGACGAAATGTTTGAGTTTCCAAAAGGTAGAAATGACGACTTGTTAGACGGTCTTTGGTATGCTGTCACTACAGCAAAGCCTCCAAAAAGTTCTGCAATCGACGCAGGAAAGCTAGAAGACAGAATAGAAAAAATACAAGGAAGTAAAGCAAAACAAGTCATAAACTGGGTTACTGGACAGAAAATATAATTTTTGTCTTGACTTTAGTAGCTAAAATTGTTTATTTTTAGATTAAAAATTAAACTGGGAGTTTATGGCTAATTACGACGAAAACAAATCAAAACCTCAAATTACAAAAGAATTGTTTAGAAGGTGGAGAGACGCGCGACAACAATGGGACGCCGAAGCAAGAAATGCGGTAGATTTTACTTTAGGAAATCACTATACAAAAGATGAATCAAATGCTCTACAATCCGTAGGTCAAGCTGATTTTGTTATAGATAGAGTTTATGCTGCGGTAGATAAATTAAAATCATTGCTTACAGCAAGACCAGCAAAGTTTTCTGTTATTGCAAGAGAAGATTCTGACAATAAACTATCTAATATATGGAGAACAATACTTGAATATATATGGGATATCTCCAATGGAGATAGTACTTTCAAACAAGTTGTTCACGATTATGCTGTTACTGGCTTAGGATATATGTATGTATATGTAGACCCTGAAGCGGACTATGGAAGAGGAGAAGTTAAGTATACGCACGTGGACCCTTTTAGGGTGTATGTAGACCCTGCGTCAAGAGATAGATTTTTTACAGACGCATCTGGTATTATATTATCTACCTTTTTAACCAGGCAGCAAGTTTTAGACCTATATCCTGAAATGAAAGAGTTTATTGATGATATAGAAGTAGGAAACAATTCTTTGTACGGAGAAGATTACCCTACATCTAATTTAAAAAATAGTAATAATGTACTAACTCCCGCAGAAGCGCAAAATTTAGATTACAATGTAAATCAAAAATATCAAATACTTGATAGATTTTACAAAGTAAAAGTTCCGTACTATAGGTTATTTAACACTATAGATGGAAGCGAAAAGATTATAGACCCTGAAATTTATAGCATTCTAATAGAACAGCCAGAAACTTTAGAAACCCTTGAATCTGGAGCTCTAGAAATAGAAGAGATTATGCAAACAAGAATTGCTCAATGCAGTAGCATTGGAGATACTTTACTTTATGAGCGTATTCTAAACACTGATATATATCCAATTGTTCCATTTACGAACATTTGGACTAATACTCCCTATCCCAAATCAGATGTGAACAAGGTTAAAGATTCCCAAAGACTTTTAAATAAGTTATTTTCTCTAACCTTGTCACACGCTCAATCTGCAGCTGGATTAAAACTTTTAATTCCAGAGGGTAGTGTTGATAGCGTTAGTCAGTTAGAAAAAGATTGGGCTAATCCAAATGCGGTTATTGAATATAACCCAGAGTTTGGTGAGCCACATTACCCGCAACCAGCTCCTTTAACTAGTGAGTTTTATTATTTAATTGATAGGGTGGAAAAATATATAGATTTAAACTTTGGTATTCCAGAGTTATTACAAGGATTTAAAGACTCAGCTCCAGAATCAGTAAGAGGTACAATGCTTTTATCTGAAATGGGAGAATCTAGAGGTAAATCAAAATTAAGAGATATTGAAGCAAGTTTATCAAAAGTTGGTCAAGTAGTTTATAACTTAGCAAAAGACCATTATAAATTTGCAAAAACATTTAGAATTGTACAACCGAATAACGATATTACTGAGTTTTCAGTTAATATGAGATTGTATGATGATAAATCGAATGAAATAACGACTTTACAGAATGATATTCAGTTAGGTCAGCATGATATTCGAATTATATCAGGTTCAACTTTGCCAAGCAATAAGGTATCAGAATACAATATGTACCTTGATGCTTATAAGTTAGGTCTGGTAGATGACGTTGAGGTTTTGAAGAAAAGCGAAATCTTTGACAAAGAAGGTGTCCTTCAAAGAAAAGGTCGTATGGCACAAATGCAACAGTATATTACACAGCTTGAAAATCAAGTAAAGAAACTAAGTGGCGATTTACAAACATCTGAACGTGAGCAGGTTTCTGCTAGAAAACGTACAGAAGTCGAGAAGTTCAAATCTGGTTTAAACGAGATTAGTACTAACGCCAAAGTTAAAGAAAAAGAAAAGGTAATGCAACTGGGTAACATTATTAACCAAATGAGCGATTCTATGGAGGAAGAAAACAATAACAACCCTGGTTCAGAGCAATAAGCTAAATCAGGAGAGGAGAAAAAAATGGCAAAAGAAGAACAACAACAGGTTGAAAAGCAAGACCCAATTGTAGACTCTGTGGTGGAACCAACAGTTTCATTGCAAGAAGAAGCCGTAGAAGAAGGTGTGGAAGCATCTGAATCTGTAGATTGGGAACAAGAAGCTAAAAAGTTTCAATCAATGTACGACAAGAAAACAGTAGAGCATGAGCATCTTGCAAGAGAGTCGCAAGACTTACTTGCATTAAAAGATACTTTAAACTCTAGACCTGAACTTGTAGACGTAATTGAAAAAAGTCTTGCTGGAGAATCAGTTGAGGGCAAAAATGCTGCGGGAAGTACAACCCCAGATAACTTTGACCCTTGGGATGCCTACTACAAGCCAGAATCTGAATCTTACAAATTTAGAGTAAGTAATGAGAAAAAGCTTGTACATGAGACAGTAGATAACGAATTGGCTAGACTTAAGCAAGATATGGCATTCAATAATTTAAAAACAGAATTAGTAAGTAAACACAATTTAGGACAAGAAGATGCAGAGAAGTTTTTACAATTTGCAACAACTCCTAAAGCTAACTTACCTATTGAAACCTTAATTAAAGTGTGGAAAGAAGGTTCAGGAAAATCTCCTAAAAAGAGTGAAAACCTGGAAGCGGTGAAAAAAACTAAATCAATTCCTAAACCAGCTGGAGTACTTCAAGGCGGCGAACAGCCACAAGCCTCAGAAGGAGACCAGGTTTGGGATAGAATTATGAATACCAGTCGCGGCGGAAGATTAGTCAAGTAACAATTTAGGAGACTAAAATGGCTATAAATGAAGGAACATTAAAAGCTTCCAACATTACAGCAGCTGCTAGCTCGGCTGGTTACGGACAAGCCCCTGACCAGAGAAAACTATATGATTTCTCTGATAGGGTTGCTGAACTAACACCAGAAGAGTCACCGTTTTTTACCTACCTAAGTAATGTTTCTAAAGTAGCAACAGATGATAATCAGTTCCGTTTTCTTGAAAACAGAACTCAAATCAACTACACTGCAAGAACATTTAACTTAGCGGCGGCAGTAAACGGCGGCAGTGCAGTAACGGCAGGAAGTGTTTATGACTTTACAGTTGATGATGGCGCAGGTGCAGCAATTAAATTCCTTACCAAAGGAATGGTTTTTGCAGTATCAGTGCTTGACACAGCAGCAGGTTACTCTCAAGCGTTAGTAAGAGTTGAATCAGCTCCATTAGCAGCTTCAGCAGCTACTACCTTCCAAGGTAGAGTTGTAGAGCTTTCTGATGTAACTACTTCTGGATATAATGTAATTTCTGACAACGATGCTTGCCAAATTATTGGTACATCATTTGAAGAAGGAACAGCATCTCCAGATACATTTAGTGATACATTAGATGATGGATTCGGTTTTACACAAATCTTTAAAACAGCTTGTGAATTA